ATGTGGTGCCCGAAATCCAGTTGTTTCTCGGCACAACAAAACTAAAATCAGCAACTCTTTTCACGGATTGTACACCGAGCCTAAAGTTTCTGATTTCTCTTTCAGTTTGCTCTGGGGTTGGTGCAAGATCCGAATCATTCCATGTCTCTGATTTGCCAATACCAATATAGTATTTCGCACCAGCAGAGTCTGTAATGTCATCAAAGATATCTTGGATAACTTGGTTCTTCAAGTCGTGTGTAATAATTGCAGCCATGTTTTTTGCCTTACGTTATAATGACTCGATTGCCTAACCCAGCGGCAGAATCGAGACCTATTAAATACCAACCAGCGGTTGCACTGGCAGCGGTTGTTGCGTTATATACGGCATCAATAGAGGCTTTAGCCTGTACCGTGAAATGAGTTCCTTGAGCAAATGTAGCAGGGGTGACTTTAATAGCACCTGTATTAATGTTTACAAACCTCATGATTTGACCACCAGATCCATTCGCAAGTGTAAGAGTAGCAGCACCAGAGTTATTTAAGAGTGCTACTGGTGCCGTCAAAGAAATAGCAGAAGATCCGCTTGCGGTATAATCTGAGTCTTCAAATCTAAACGCTTTTGTTTTTATTGAGCCTGTACCCTTTGCCTCAAGAACCATATTGATATTTGCATCAGTACCAGATGCTACAATACTAATATCATTCCCTGTGGTGTTACTATTGATTGTAGGAAAGTTTACTGCAGAGGCAACTGTGGGTAATCCTAGAATAGGGTTACCAGCGGAGTCTTGTATCTGAGTACCAATATGAGGGTTTCTCAGAATAGGTGATACATACCTTTTAGTACCTGTGATAATAGATGTTGAGGTGTTTGTAATAAGTGTATCACTATCGGCAAGTGTAGGAATATTGAGATTAATATTTTTAGTCATACCAGAAGCAGTTGGTGGTACAAGTTCATAATACTTATTAGCACCTGCTGAGTCATAAAGATCAGCATTTACTAGCACAGGAGAAAGCAATGTTTTCTTGGTCATAGACTGTGCAGCGGTAGAAATAATAATAGCACCAGTAGAGTCTGGTAGTGTGATGATATTATCTTTGGTAGGTTGTGCTGCAGTCAGCCGTGTTTCAAAATCATCTGCGCTTGTTCCTTCAAAGACAAGGTTATTCGGCTCAAGAAAAACACTTGAGTTAGTAGAGTCTCCACCCAGAATATTATAGAGTTCAACAAAGTTGGCGTTAATTTTAGTTGTGGCACCACGCAGCGTATCGCCTGTGCCGTCATTAGCAACTGTGCCACTTTGTAATACTTGTCTTGCCATTTTCTATGTCCTGTTGATTGTCTTTATTTATACGAAAAACTCAATAGTTTTATACAGCCGAGTCTTTAAATTTCTCTTGGTCAAGGGTTTCTAGTGTGTTATCGAGACTGATAGATGATTTCAGTGACGTTCCATCACTATCCATATCCATTGTTGGTGAAGTCATTCTAACCATATCGACCATAGATGGATACTGTTCTGCGTTGAACTGTAGTGAACCAAACCCAGTTGAGTCTTGTGTGATTAATGTATGTGCTTGGAGTGACATTCTATCTAGGCTCAAGCGTCTTGTAACCCCTTCAGATGTAATAATACCAGAAGGTTCTGTAAGTACGGCAGGTGCCATGGAACCAATATCTAGGTAGACGATTGGCGCTGGAACATCTGGGATAAAGATAGGCATATTATCAAATGATATGTCAGCGTTAACTGATGTGATCTGAATCTCAGATGCATAGTACATTCCAGCAGGGTGGGCAAAGAGTTCATACAACTCTTCCCAAGTACTTTGCTGAATACCAATTTTAAATAGCAAACCCCAGTGCTGATACACTTTATCGTTCTGGATCTTTCTGTCGGTATCAGGTCCAATGATAGAGTTATTTGCTCCATCATTTAGATTGAAGATAAGATCCTTACCATAAATGACTTGTGGATCTTCTTTAAAGAATGAACGGAAAAACCTTTCAAAAGAATACTTGGTACCCTTTGTTCTATAATAGTTGTTCGCAAGTTCCGCACCTGTCCGTTGATCGAGAATACCTTCTAGGTAGTTACCGCCCAAGAGAAGTTCATCTTCGAGTAGTGTAAGGTTATCTTTTGCAGTCTGAGATATGTCTCTACTTGACGGTAGATCTTTAATCTTAAATCCAAAGTTGCCATCAGAATCCAGATGTTCGTAATACGTATCCAAAAGCTTGATAAGCTTTGGATAGTCTTCTTGAAAATATTCTGGAAGAGCCTTGTCGATTTGGTTATTACCAAACTCAAGTTCTCGCCTACCAATATCTCTTCTTGTCTTATCTATACCCATTAGTTCGTTGCATCCACAATGACAGGTTTGATGGTAGAAGCAATAGGATCAAAGTTTATGATTTCGTTTAGTTCTGGCGAAACTGCACTTTGGTTAGCTGGAGTTGCGGATAGTTTTATGAATCCGTCTCCGCCCGAAAGTGCAGTTGGTTTAAATGAAACTATATCTAGCTTGCCAGTAATCGTATCAAATGATCCAATATTATTTGTTTTTACTTGTCCAGTACCAATCTCAACCACTCTCAAAGTATTGTTAGCGAGAGAGACCTTTCCACTTGCAGATGTTTTTGCTGTCTTGTTTTCAATTCTACATGTAGCACCATTCTGAATAAAGTTATTACTAATAACAACAGGTTCTATAGAATCTTTTGGATCAAGGATAGGAGTTGGATATTGTAAGTTGAAAGAGTTGATGGCATTGACAACAGGTGCTATACGCAACTGTGTTTTTACTTCGGCTCTACTTGAAAGGATAGCAGGGGACACATCATCTACAAGAGTGAGCAAAGAAGATCTTCTAAACGTTTTACCAAATTTACCAATATTATCTCTAAAGTATTTTTCTACAACAGACTTGACTGAAACTCCAAGCGCATTGACTGACAGTGGAGTTAGCTTCGGGTTTACTTGGAAGTGGATATTAGTTTCCAAGAACACATCTAGAGGATCTACAAACTCAGCTTTGAACGACAGAACAGCAAGTTGATCAACAAGGTTTAAGATTGCTGCCTTTGTATCGACAATCTGTTGATCAGAAACATCATCTTCAAACTTGATAGATGTAAACACAGTACCAAACTTAGGTTCTGGGTTATCTTGCCCGCCCCATGTAATAATATCATCAATCAAAGATGAGAAGTTACGAAGAATAATCGATCTATAATCATCTGCAGTAACCATTCTGTTTTGTGTAGCATATTGGAATGGTGCGTTTCTTCGAATCGATTCACTGGATTCTTTAAAATCACCACCAGCGGAGTTCGAGGTAGTTGTCGATGTAATGGGATAGCTTACACCGCCAATAGAAATTTGATCAATAGCAGTTAATGTTTTCGCCGTATTAGCATCTGGACCTGAAGTACTAATATAGTCCACAACAATCTTACCACCAGAAGTAGGTGCTTGACCCAAGATGTCATTCGCACCAAAGGTAAGCTGATAAAATTCGTTTGGCGCTTCTTTGAGAATATAGATAGTGGAGTTTTCACTTACTGATGTTACGTCAATAATATTTTTGTAGGCAGTAAATGCAGACGCAGTTGTTGTTTCATACACATTGACACTTACGGTGCTCATGTCCATATTTTTATCTGGAATCATATACACATCTGTCTCATCAAATTCGCCTACGAGGAAAGTCTTTGTTTTTCGCTTACCTTCGAACACTGGAATAGATTCAGAATCACCTTCTGTTTTAAAAATGTAAACACCAGTTCCATCATCTTCCGCTATATAGACTTCAGTAGTTTGGAATGTATATGTAATCTCGTTTACGACTGCAGTAAATCGTGTAAACTTTGGAAGATCGATTGTAGCAGGTCTACCAGACACGGATGCCAAGTTAACCGAAATTCTCAACAATGCACGAGATGCTGTCATACTGTCTGGAACATAACCAATACTTGTTGCCAAGGAGACCAATGATGATCTCAACTGAGCGGTATTCAAAAATGATTCGTTGATAGAGAAGTTGGCAATCAAGCCATTTAAATGTGTATTGTATGCTAACACATCAAGAATGTTTGAGAGACCAGATGCTTCAAAATCATAGTCTGCAAACTCACTTGTATTTTTTAATTTATTTTTCAGACTTGCTTTGATATTCTCAAAGCCGAGTGCTGATGATGTGATACTTGTTGCCATTTATCTTAGCCTTGCTAATGTTGAGTTTAATTCTACAATCTCATTAGTATTTATGACCTTGAATACAACTGTCACTGACAAGTCATTTCTTTCTGGTCTTGATACTGCCACAACACTAATGATTTCTGCCCTTGGTTCATAGCTTGATATAGCAAACCTGATTCTATTTTCAGCATCGGATTCTGTAAACTCATCAGCCAAATCGAACAATAGATCTCTGATGTTTCCACCAAATCTAGGCTTAAAAGGTTTTTCATTATAGTTAGTGCTAATCAAGTTTTTTACCGCTTGTTTAACAGAAGCAGATTCAAACTTTTTAAAGATTTCACCATTAGGTTTTGCAGAAAACGAAAGATCTATGTCAACGTAAGCCTTCTTACGTTCACCGTAAATCTTTGAGGTACCGAGGTTACCATCTTCTGCTGAAAGTTTAGTTGCCATTTTTTTTAACCTTTTGTTCTACCTATTTATAAGGTTTTAACTACTTTTCATAGCATTAATGAACCATTGATCAGATTTCCATGTAACAATAGAACTTCTATTATATTTTCCGCCGCCAATAGATGCTCCAAGTGTGTCAAGGTGCATTGTATACGCACCCATATATCCACTAGACATACCACCTGCCAAGATGCCTTCTGATCTACATGCCCTTACAAACTTGTCAAGGATTTGTCTATCTGCTGTATTATCTTTATTCAGTTTTCTGTTACCAACTTTACAAATCAAATCAGCAGCTTCTAATGTATCGTGTCTTGTGGAACCAGTTCGTAAACCTCTTGTCCCTGGCTGTCCACCAGATGTAACCATTACAACATCTACCCCAGCTTTTCTTGCTGCAGCAGCAAGTTTCTGTTCAAGACTCTTAGCAATATATAGATCTCGTTTTTTACCTGCAAGTTGATATTCAATTCTACCAGCTTGTGCTGTTTCTCCAGCCTTCGGTGATTGACCATCTCTTACTGCAATGCCACTTTCGTCTACCTCTACAAGATCACTTGGAGAAATAACAGTATTATTATATGATGTTGCCACTTCAAATAATGGTTGTGTGAGTGTACCACCAGCATCACCACTAGGTGCCTTACCACCAATAATATTAAAGTCTTCATCGACTTCTGGCATAACTACAGTAATCTGTACGTGAACACCATCTTTGTCAGGATCAATTTTATCGTAATCAAGTTGGATTTTATCATATCCAAATAGGTTATCAGCGAGTTCTTCTGCAAACTCAAAACTGTTTTCAATTTCGATATTTCCAGCATCGTCATACAGTTCATATACAATAGCACGACCTGTTTGTCTCAAGCTTGGAATAGAATCAGGTGCCATAGGTGGTGCACCGACAAGTGGTTTATAAACACCCTCTGCTACAACAAGCCTAAAGTCCTCAAACAAATCTTCATGGTCTTTACAATATTTTATCACTTGTGCTTGGAGAACGAGTTGTCTCATCAACGCTGCACGTTCATCAAATGTGGCAAGGTGTCCAAGGTTTGTAGCCCCACCTGCGCCAGAAAGAAATGTTGAGATAGGGATCTGATGACCGACAAGAATTTTTGCGTTGATTGCCTTGGCTCCAAGACCACGTGGATCAATCAACTTTGGATTAAACTTAGGATCTGGAGTAAACTTAGTATATGTTCTAGTAGTCTTAACAAAGTTTGGACCAGAAGATGATCTGCCCACAGATCCTGTTCCTGATGAATTTCTTCTCATTCCTGGAGGTGATGGATTATTGTGTTGTGGACCAATAGATCCATCCTTCAGCAATGCTTGAATAAACTTGGCATTTGCTGCGTTGTTTGGATCTTTGAGTTTAGCTCTTGCTTCTGCAGCAGATTGTTTTCTGTTTGCAATACCATCAAACTCGCTTGCTCTATCAATGCCATTCTTGAGAAGATCGCCTGGATCTACAAGAACCTTTTTAACACCTCTGCTAGAGTTCTTGAGTGCCACACCTATTAGGTTGGGATTTGGTTGGAACGTTGCTGTATTGTCAAGAGCGGTATTTGTCGTAGTATAACCGCCAGGTGATACAGCGCCTTCTGTTGCCGTAGCTGCTCTGTTTGCATCGAGTGCTTCTTTTGCGGTACCATTCAAATCACCATGGAAGGTAGTTGCTGTCATAGTATCAGCGTGAACAGATTTGCCTGTAAACATATTATAGTTGTACATAATCACATTCTCACCGCCGATTGTACCACCAGCGGCAACAACCGACATATCTCCAGCCATCAAAGACATACGTGGACTTGATCCAACAATCTCTGCTTGAGAAGATGTCTTGTGAACACCCTTTGCTGAAGTAGTCATAGAACCCTCAACAGATATTACATTATTACCTTTAATGGATGCAAGAGATGCACCAAGTATTGTGGAAATGTTTTGACCAAGTACAGTCTGTTTATTGAAACCTTTTACCGTAACGGCTTTCTGTGTTGATGTTTCATTGATGTTACCCTCAACCGTGGTAGTCTGATTGCCACCAACATTGACGGTGTAATCTCCCTTCACATCAAGATCAAGATCACCTTGCACATTCATCGCCATGTTTTTTACGATAAGAGCAAAGTCACCTTCGCATACAATAGCACCATTTGCATCTATCGATATCACACCATTGTTTTTAGAACGAATCACCATTGATCCATCAGGCGTCATCTGAATACCAGCGCCAGAGTTGTGTTTGATTACAACTCTTTCATTGCCTGGAGTATCATCATAAACTGTGGTGTGACCACTTTTAGTTTGTTTTACTTGAACACTACCATACTGTGAACTTGCAGTCGGTATTTCTGGTTTCGCTGTACTGATCTTACCATCTGGAGAAGATGTCCCCATACCAGGATGACCACCACCAGTTTTAATATCTGTACTCTTGGCTCCAACAGCTTCTTTGTTAAGACTTACATGTCCATGATAAAGTGCGTGAGGAAATTCACCACGAGGATCTCCAGCTTCTCTACCTCTTTTTGTTACCTCATCTGGAACATTACCTGTTCCTTCTGGCAACGCATCGGTTGGCTCTGGCATTAATCTTCTCCCTCAGTTTTTGCCTCAATCAGAGTTTTCAATTCTTCTACCGAAAAGAACCCTCCATTAGATATAACATCTCCAACAATCTCTGTTGGAAAACTTCTATGACTTCTAATATTTGCAACATCAACACCTGGTCCTTGCCTTGGGTTTGGAGACTCCCTATCTGCGTTGAGTTCGTTCACCCCATATGTTTGCCCTAAAGGGACTGTCATCTTAAATGCTGCGTGAATCCTTTTCATCATATTGAACTGCAAGTTAGAAACAGATTTTGAAGTAAGAACTCCACCTTGAAATGGTCCATCTTTAGGTGCAGGTGTATCATACCCTGCAACAACACCAACACCAATGGCATGTTCACTGTACCCAGCCTTTATAAGAGGCAGTTGATCCAAAAATCTACCTTGTTCTATTTTACCATCTTTACGGATGAGTAGATGATAGGGAATGCCTTGAGGCTTTCCACTTGATTTATAATAATCATGTACATCATGCGCAGTCATGTTTTGGTCAGCATACGTTCCTGTCCAATCAAAGAGTAGTGTGGAAAACGCTCGACTTGAAGATTTTAAAAGTGCAACGATCTCTTGTATATTATAGAGTATTACAGCCTCTTGATTTGAAAGATCATCAGATTCTGCTTGTCGTTGAGCATCAGCAACTGCTTCGGCTTTTTGTTTCTCTGAAAGTTCAAATGCCTTTTCTTGTGTCGCTGCAACTTCAGCATCAGTTGCGTCGGCAGGTAATGTTGCTGAACCATCT